CTGCAAGCATTGCTGTTACAAATCCGTTATCAAAATATATTTTAAAATCTAAAATATCAGCATTTTTTCCAGTATAGATATAATTGTATTCTTTGACTGCTTGTTTTTTTAATTTGTCAAAGCCTTTAACTTTGACATTGGGCGAAGTTACTCTACTGGCATGTACATTGTAGGGAATAATTCTAATTACTATAATTTTAGGCTTTTCGCCAGTGTGAGACAAGTTGGCATCGGTTGTAATTTTGTAAACTTGCATATCAAGGCGCCACCACTTGCGCCAGCCTTCGTCTGTTAATACCTCAGAAGCCAGTGTTTTTTTAACATAATCACTTTTTAACAATACTTGATTAATTGCATTTGGAATGTCACTGTCTTGCGGAAATCTAAAATTAGAAGTCTTAGGATCTTTTATAGTAGTTACTTTGCCTTTAATGATATTATCATAAGTTTCATCAAATACTGCATTATGTTTTCGCATGGGCGGGGTAGGAGTTCTAGTACTATCAAAGTCTACTATTGCACGACCAAGTTCGTTACAACTATCACTATCTTGTGCTAAGTTGCCGCGGGTTCCTGATTTTACTGGATTGACTCGAGTAACACCCAATATAGAGGTTAGGCCGTTTTGAGTTAATGTTAAATCTGTTGTTGCTCCTGCTGAGCTAGTATTAACTGCGTTGGCAGCGGAAGAAGACCAATCTTTTGGAAATAAGATAACATATTCGTCTGGTACAAAATCTGAACCGCGGCGTTTTGCTTCTTCAACTGCTACTGTGTTAAGATACACTTGCAAACTATTTGGGCCAGTTTGCAAAATTTCTTGCACAGACTTTCCTGAAATAGATACTTCAGTTTTAAAATTCTTATACTCGTTTGATAATGCAACTTGGCTAGTTGGCATTGCACCTATGTTATAAGTTGCACCTTTGTGATCAACTGTCATATCGATATCAGTTATGATGAAAGGTATGCAACGGAATGTGGAAGGAATCGAGCCCATTTTACCAGTTTCTAAATTTCCTCTAAATTCAATAGTTAACAGCCAAGTTGCGTCACGCCAATTCTTATGTTCTTTTTTCCTAGCCAGGGTTTCTAAGGCTATGAAAAACATTCCCATACTATAAGGTTCAGTAATTGTAAAATTAATGTCTGTGACATTGGTGTTTGAATCATGCTCGAAACCTATCGATTGTTCCAACACAAGGTTATCTATAAAAAAGTCAAATTGCCCGTATGCTGTTTGAACTCTATTATTAAAATCAGAATTTGCAGATTTACAAATTAAATCAATTCGACTACCCGACATGTAAGTTGCATCAGGAGCATTTGCTTCAGCATCAGATAAACAGCCTATGCCCAGTATGTAATCATAACTGGCATAATTAAGTAACGGATTTGGCAGCGGAAGTTTTACATCTAGAGTCTTAAGGACTCCTCCAAAACTGTTGAGAAATCCAGTGATATTGTCAACAGTAGATGATAATCCCGTAGCTGGACCTAAACTATTAAATGTATTTTTAACAGTAGTTATTGCGTTTGTTGCTGCATTTACTGCATTTAAAAAATTCATCTTATAATCCCAGTGCTATTCTAAGGCTACTATTTTTACAAATATATATTTTTTTGCCTGGAATAAAATCAAAAATTGGATCTTGCAATACATCAAGATTACGTTGTATAAAAACCCACCATAGAGAAGCATCTCCGTACAAGTCAAATGCCAATAAATCTGGGCGATAGGTATACTGACTTTCAATTGTGTACAGGAAGTCATCTCGTTCGGCACTGACTGGCCTAATGGTCAGTACATCTAAATAATTAGTAGTTGTTGGGGTGGAATACCAAGGACTGGTATTTTTATAATTAGCGGCCATGATTAAATATATCCAAAATTATTATTAAGATAGCCGCCGCCGACAAACCTATCAAGGCTAAATTTACGGGCACTGTTTCTACTATACATAGGTTGTAATTTTACAACAAAAGAACTCTTAGTAGGAACATGTGTGACGCCACCGCTAGTAGTTCCGCCAAGACCTAAGCTACCTAGTAAGCCAGCAACTTGTCCTACACCTCCTGCAACACTACTGATGATGGACGTGGCTGATCCCACTGCTCCGCCAAATGCTCCGCCAAATGCTCCGCCAATTGTGTTGGCAAGGCCGCCTATAGCATCTGCTTTTCCTTCTACGCCGCCGGCTGCACTGCCAACTACATTGACTCCGATATAATCACATGTATTTTCTAACATAATGTCCATCGAAGTAACCACAACAGGAATGTTTTTAAACACATAATTTCCATATCCATTTAACATGACAATCGGCGGCGGGTTTCCGGCCTTAGGATCAGATCCGCTGAACATTTTGGTTAAACTTCTTAAATAATGCACCATTGCAATCCAATACAATCCTTCTGTAGCATCTGACACATACATGGGTGCATTAATAGTTATTGAACCAGGACTACTATTTTTAAATGCATTGAACTTATAATTGCTATGCACAGGATCTATTGGAGTATATGTTGCGCCACTAGTTATATTAATTTTGGGAGTATATGGAAATATTAAACCACCTGCATCTTTCAAGGGTTGTAATACAGGACTACCTTTGAAACTAGTCCAATTAGCAAGGCTTAATCGAACACGCCAATCGTTTGCATATGTATCTTCTGTAAACGCACTGATGGCACCCATTATATCGCCAATTGCTTCGCCTGCGGCTGGTAAATTAATTGCCCGAATGGCGCCGGCAATGTTGCCGCCACCTTCCGAATTAAATCCGCTTGCAATTGCAGAACTTAATTTGCTAGCGGCATTAAATCCGTTGGCTCCGGCTGTGGCCAAATTACCAATATTTCCTAGCGAGGACGTTAATCCGGAACCTAAATTGAAACCCATAATGTATCTCCTGATACTCTATTTATTTGACTTTAATAAGTGCGTAGTTTATAATGTAACTTACGAGGACTCATCTAATGACAGCAAAAGTTAATTACCTAAACAACAAGGACATGTTGTTGGAAATACACAGAAGTAAAACATCGTACTGTAACTTCACACAGCCCGAATTTCATCAATATGACAGCATACTGCCAAGCGTGGATAAGATCAATATTCGAAGCGTGGCCGATGCAAAGCGAGCACGGGCCAAACGAATTGGTGATCTAGAGTACGCAAGACGCAAAGCGGCAGGTGAAAAAGTTAAACAAGCAGATTGCGAAGTAGACTATAAAAAGATTGCAAAAACAGATGTAGTTTTTAGAATTATGACATTTGATCATATTCCGTTAAATGGAACTAGAAAGAAGAATCCTAAAAGTTTAGCAGATCATAGAGACAAAGTAAACTTTCCTCCTTTCCAGCATTGGAAATATAACGAAGAAGATGAACTGGTATGTGTGGGCAAGAGCCATTGGAAGGGTCCGTTGGATACTGGACACTTTGACAAGGATGCCGGCCAAATTACTCCAACTTTAGCCCGTATGATGTTAAAATTATGTGAGCGTTATGCCACACGGGGCAACGTTCGTGGTTATACTTATAACGACGAAATGAAGGGCCAGGCTATTTTACAACTAACACAAATCGGACTTCAATTTGATGAAAGTAAAAGCGATAATCCATTTGCTTATTTTACTGCCGCGGTTACTAATAGTTTCGTTAGAGTTATTAATATTGAAAAACGTAATCAGAATATCAGAGACGATGTACTTGAAATGAATGGTATGAATCCAAGTTATAGTAGGACTGGCTCAGGAGAACATGCTGCCGCTGTTAAACGTTTTGATGAAGGCGCTGAATGACAAATTTATTTAAAAAAGTTGCTTGCTTCACAGACATACACTTTGGGTTGAAATCAAATAGCAGTGTGCATAATCAAGATTGTGAAGAATTTGTAGATTGGTATATTGCAAAGGCCAAGGAGAACGGATGTGATACAGGTATTTTTATGGGCGATTGGCATCACAACCGCAATAGTCTTAATATTACAACTATGGACTACAGCCTTAGAGCCCTTGAGAAACTGGGACAGGCTTTTGATAAGTTTTATTTCTTTCCTGGTAATCATGATCTTTATTACAAAGACAAGCGGGATATTCACAGCGTCGAATTCGGAAAGTATATTCCTGGAATTACTGTGGTACACGAACCTACTACTATTGGCGACGTCACCTTATGTCCGTGGCTTGTCGGAGACGAATGGAAAACCATAGGCAAGAAAGGTGGCAAATATATCTTTGGTCACTTTGAATTGCCCAGTTTCTTCATGAATGCCATGGTTCAGATGCCGGATCATGGTGAAATTCAGTTGGATAGTTTTAAAAACTACGAACTTGGGTTTAGCGGACACTTTCATAAACGACAACAACGTCAAAACATGATTTATATTGGCAATGCGTTCCCACACAATTATGCAGACGCATGGGACGATGATCGCGGTATGATGATTTTAGAATGGGGCGGTAAACCAGTGTATCATGCTTGGGATAATCAACCCACATTCCGTACAGTAAAACTCAGCCAGCTAATAGACGATGCGGATAAAATTATCTTGCCCAAGCAACATTTACGTGTTACACTAGACATAGATATCAGCTACGAAGAAGCAAGTTTTATTAAAGAAAAGTTTATTTCAGATTACAATATTCGCGAACTTACGTTGATTGCGGAAAAGAAGGATCTTGAAATCAATACAAGCATTGACATCCAATCATTTGAAAGTGTGGATCAGATTGTTTCTAGTCAAATTATTAGCATTGATTCAGAACAGTTTAACAAAAATACACTTTTGGAAATTTATAATAGCCTATGATAACAATTAAAGATTTAACAGTACGTAATTTCATGAGCGTGGGTAATCAAACCCAAGCTGTAAATTTTGATAAAGAACATTTAACACTGGTCCTTGGAGAAAACTTGGATCAAGGTGGGGATGACAGCGGAAGTCGTAATGGCACAGGCAAAACTACTATCGTCAATGCATTAAGCTATGCACTTTACGGCAATGCCTTAACTAACATTAAAAAAGATAATCTCATTAACAAGATTAATAATAAAGGAATGTTGGTTACACTGAGTTTTGAAAAGAACGGAATCGATTATCGTATTGAACGTGGTCGTAAACCTAATGTGCTACAGTTCTTTGTCAACAATCAAGCACAAGAAACAGAAGAAACTGACGACGCACAAGGCGATATGCGTGAAACGCAAAAGGACCTTGACGATTTGTTGGGCATGAGTCACGATATGTTCAAACATATTGTAGCACTAAACACTTATACAGAACCATTTTTGTCCATGCGGGCAAATGACCAGCGTGTTATTATTGAACAGTTGTTGGGCATTACGTTGCTAAGTGAAAAAGCAGAGTTGCTTAAAGAACTTGTTAAAACTACTAAAGATAACATCTATCAAGAGAATGCTGATATAGAGGCAGCAAAGAAATCCAATGAAAAGATCCAGCTAAGTGTTGATAGTTTGCTTACAAGACAAACTGCATGGAATACTCAACACGATGTGGACATTGAAAAGATGGCACGGGCTATCATTGAATTGGAAAATGTTGATATTGAAGCTGAACTTGCATCTCATAATCAGTTAAAATTGTACATTGAGCAAACTGCACAGTTAAAAAGTTTGAATAAAGAACGTGCAACTTTAGAAAGTGCATTAACACAAGCTGAAAAAAGTCTAACAAAGTATACAAAAGAATTAGAAAGTCTAGCAAACAAAACTTGTCATGCTTGTGAACAACAGCTTCACGACCACAAACACGAGTCCATGACTGGGGAAGCTACTCTGCATCTTGCAGAGGCTCAGAAGTATTTGGATAAAGTTACAACAGATCTGGCCAAGATTACCAAAGAGATCGCAAACATCGGTGATGTAAGCACAAGACCTGATACGTATTATGATACAGTTGAGCAAGCACTCAAGCATCAAAATAATTTAAAAACACTTGAAACACAATTAACTGTTAAAGCAAGCGAAACAGATCCGTATCAAGAACAAATTGACGAACTACGCAACACAGCCATGCAAGAAATTACATGGGATAAGGTAAATTCTTTTACTAGTTTGAAAGAACATCAAGAGTTTTTGCTTAAACTGTTAACAAGCAAGGATAGTTTTATCCGTAAAAAGATTATTGATCAGAATCTTGCGTATCTAAACAACAGACTTACCTACTATCTCGACAAGATGGGCTTGCCGCACAGTGTATTGTTCCAGAACGACCTAACTGTGTTGATTACACAGCTTGGTCAGGATCTTGACTTTGATAACTTGAGCCGTGGAGAACGCAATAGACTTATCTTGTCATTGTCTTGGGCGTTCCGTGACGTGTGGGAAAGTTTGTATCAGCAGATTAACTTGTTGTTTGTGGACGAGTTGGTTGATAACGGTCTTGATGCAAGTGGTGTCGAAGGTGCGTTGGCTGTTCTTAAAAAGATGAGCCGTGAACGTAAGAAGAATATTTTCCTTATCAGTCACAAGGACGAACTTATCGGTCGTGTAAACAATGTGCTCAAGGTTATTAAAGAAAATGGATTCACAAGTTATGCAAATGATGTTGAAGTAAGTGAATGAAACGAGATGAAGAAACGCATGATGAACTCATGCGTGTATTTAGAGAATATTACAAAGCCAATCAACGTTGGCTTGATAAAGGCACACGACAGGCAGGATTGGAAACTAGGCAACTATTATCCGAACTTAGAATTATAGCAAGGCAGCGACGAGCAAACATACAAGATTGGCGACATTGGATCGACGCCGACAAGGCAGAACGCAAGGCAAATCAGGATCATACAGGCAACGAGGAAGATGATGCTAACTAAAGCATGTCATGGACCTATCAGAATATATTACTAGAAACTCTACCCGAAGATTGTGTAGGGTTTGTGTATTTGATAACAAATAACATCTCTGGAAGAAAATACATAGGCAAAAAACTAGCTAAATTTGCAAAAACTACTTACAAAGTAGTCAAGTTAAAAAATGGCACTAAGAAAAAAAAGAAAATTCGAAGCAAAGTCGACAGCGACTGGCAAGAATATTATGGCTCAAATCTAGAACTACACGCAGATGTATTAAAATTAGGCAAGGAAAACTTCAGTAGAGAGATACTGTTTTATTGTAAAAGTAAATCAGAATGCTCCTATATAGAGGCCAGAGAACAATTCAATCACAAAGTATTAGAATCAAAAGACTATTATAACGGGCAGATTAGTGTTCGTGTACATGGCTCGCATATACTCAAGGCTCAACAAATCTAGGCAATTTACTGCCAAATAAGCCCGCACTGGCGTTGTTAAGTGTCCTTACTGCCTGGTCTACGTGCATCTCAGGTAATGGAATTTCTGCTTGGCAGCAGAGTTGTGAATCACTATCCTTTACAGGACGACGATGGGATATGCCTATATATAACCCGTTTGATTTATAAGAAAAGTATTTTTAAAAGGCTAAAAGAGGGAGAAATACCCGCGGCTATGTGTATGTTAGCGTATATGTGTAGACCTGCCGTTGTAATTAAGACTCAGCTCGTGGTACCGGACAACCGCCACTGTAATGCTGTAACGCTAAGTGAACTGCTCAACTCAGATAATGTTCATTTTTAGCCCGCCAGGGCTAAGTGTGACTACACAATCTAGATAATATTAAAATTACTCCGTAACTGATTGTATTCTACGAAGTATAAAAGTTCGAGCGATAGCGAAGAACAGATGAACGTAGTTCATCTTGATATAGTTATAAATACAGCATATGAACAGTTCTCTATGAAAGTCTACGATATTATTTGTGAATCCAATCTAACTGAAGCTAATCCATTTTCATGGCTTGGTCTTTTAAAGGGTGGTGCCAAAGCTGTTCCTCGTAAATTTATATCAGCGGCTGATAAAAGAGCATTTGAAGAAGCTTCCGATGAGTTGGCTGATATTATTGCCGCTAAGATGAAGAGCGGAGGTCTTGACCATGCACCCAACATCAAAGACGCAGAGCGGTATATAGATTCTGGTTTACTGGCTGCTAAAAAATCAGAAGGTGCTGAAGGCGAAGCTTGGATTCAGGATATGATCTATACTGCTGTTAAAAAAGCACACGAACGTTCCACAGCCGCTGCAAAAGTTGGTGCTGATGCTGCAAAAACTGGTAACACAGGCGGATCTTTGTTT